AGGCACGATATTTTTTGCGCCAGGTCACAGCATTGTAATGGGGAACGAGGCAAAGCAGCTAGGGCGAGGTGGCATTGTGGCTAATAAGGGTCTTTACTATAATATTCATAAAAAGCAAGAGCGTATTGCTCATGGCTCAGGCGAAAAGATGCGTAAACCTGGCAGTAAAGGTGCGCCCACAGCAGAGGCATTTAAACAATCCGCAAAAACTGCAAAACCCACAAGAAAACAAGTCATTACCGAAAAAATGAAGGATATGTAATGAAACATATGACAAGAAGCTATCCACCAGAGAACGCTATGCTTAGACCGCATAAAGAGTCTACGCTTGAGAAACAGCAAAAAAAACGCCAAGAGCATAATCCACCATTAGAGTTAGCAGAAGGCGGTAAGGGCGAGATTCTTAATAAAAAAGAAAACGCTAGAATGAGGCGTAAAGAAGCATTGTCTAAGGCTATGAACAAATACCACGACCCTGACATCGTAGGATAATTTGTAGTAGAATTAAACCCTTACAAATCAATTACTTGAGAATGTATGGATAATAAAGTAGACGAAAGTAGAAAAAAGACAGGTGGTCGTAAGCCAGGAGTGCCTAATAAAGCCACTCAGGAGGCACGAGAAGCTGTTAAAGCTATTCTTGATAGTAACCTACCATATATTCAATCGTGGATTGTAAGCACCGCAGAAGGCATATTTGACGACCAGTCTGGTAAGTGGATTGTTGCCCCTAACCCTGCTAAAGCCTGTGAGATAGTTCAAAACCTTGTTGAATACTCAGTACCTAAGTTAGCAAGGACTGAAGTAGTTGGCGATGAGAAAGCCCCACAACGCATGGTGGTGTCTTGGAAGAAGTAATCCTAGATGTAGAGCTTGACTACAAGCCTAGAGATGTATTTGAGGATTTCCACGAAAGAACACAACGCTGGGCAGTAATCGTAGCGCATAGACGCTGCGGTAAAACTGTTAGCTGCATTAATGAGCTTATCTATAAAGCACTAATAGAGGGCAAAGAAGATGGTCGCTATGCCTATGTTGCACCATATTACAGCCAAGCTAAGAATATCGCCTGGGACTACCTATTAAGATTTAGTCAGCCAGTAATGGCTAAAGCTAATCAATCAGAACTATGGGTGGAACTTATAAATGGCGCAAGGATTAGGTTGTTTGGTGCTGATAATGCTGATTCTTTACGAGGTTTATACCTTGATGGGATTGTCCTAGATGAGTATGCAGATATGCGTAGCCCTAGAATATGGGGTGAGATTGTTCGCCCATTGCTTGCAGACCGACTCGGTTGGGCAGTCTTTATTGGAACACCTAAAGGCCACAATGCTTTTTGGGACATCTATAACAATGCCACGCAAGACAGAGATTGGTATGTAAAAGTCTTAAGGGCTAGTCAGACAGGCTTATTGCCGCAATCAGAATTAGACGATGCTCGCAAGGTAATGACACCTGACCAATATTTGCAAGAGATGGAGTGCGACTTTGAGTCTGCAATCCTTGGCGCATATTACGGCACAGAAATGCGTCATTTAACTGACCAACGCAGAATTACTCCTATTGAATACGACCCAATGTTTCCCCTTGAAAGCGCCTGGGACTTGGGTTATTCAGACGATACAACGATTTGGACTTACCAGGTTGTGCATGGCGAAGTTAGATTTCTTGACTACCACACTACCAATGGTAAGAGTATTCCATACTACACAGGCTACATACAACAGAAAGAAATGGAGTATGGCGCTAAGTATGAAACACATTATTTGCCTCACGATGCTAGAGCTAAAACATTAGCAAGTGGCGGAAAGTCTATAATTGAGCAACTTTCTTTGAAAATTCCGTTAAAATCTATGAAGATTGTGCCAAATTTAGGACTTCAAGACGGAATACAAGCAACACGCATGATGTTACTGAGAAGCTGGTTTGACCCTAAATGTGAGGATGGAATTGAATGTTTGCGTCAGTACCAAAGAGAATTTGACGAGGACAAGAAGATATTTAGAGATAAGCCTAGGCATGATTGGGCATCACATGGCGCAGACGCAGCAAGGATGGCGGCAGTAGCTTGGAAAGAAAGAGAAAAGTTACCCTCGAAAGACGACTCGATTAAAGGGCTATTGGTAGGACAAACCGAAGTGAGCTTGAATGATATGTGGAAACAAAACCCACAATCTAGTTCAAGAGGGAGAATTTGATGGCAAATGATAAGGCAACTGTAAATCACAGTTATGAAGATTGGTATAAAACGATTATGGGCTATGAGCGCTCATATAAGCGTTGGGAAGCCAGAGTAGACCGCATAGTTAAAAAATACAAAGATGATAGCCGCTACGACAGAAACCCTAATGCACGATTTAACATCCTCTGGAGCAATGTTCAGACTATTCAGCCAGCTATCTTTGCAAGACTTCCTAGACCTGATGTTAGCCGTAGATTTAGGGACAATGACCCTATAGGCAGAGTTGCCTCAATGATGCTTGAGCGAGCATTAGAGTTTGAAATTGAACACTATGGCGACTATAAGTCTGCTATGAATAACAGCGTTTTAGACCGCTTATTGGGTGGTCGTGGCGTTAGTTGGGTTCGTTACGAGCCGCATATTGTAGGCGAAGAACCAGGTGTGCCTGATGATGGCGTAGAAGTTACTGAAGATTCCGATGAAGCTGAAACACCTGAAGCTACCGAATTAGAAAACCAAGAACGCATTGAATATGAGTGCTGCCCTGTGGATTATGTTCATTGGCGTGATTTTGGTCATACCATTGCTAGAACCTGGGAAGAAGTCACCGCAGTATGGCGCAAGGTTTATATGAGTCGCCCTGCATTGGTTGAGCGTTTTGGCGAAGAATTAGGCTATAAGATTCCACTAGATACCAAGCCTGACGACTTAAAACAATCTTACAAATCTGATGACGGTGTATATGAGGCGCTGATATATGAAATATGGGACAAAGAAACAGGAAAAGTATTGTGGATTTCTAAGTCCCTCGGAAAGATATTGGATGAACGAGATGACCCATTGGGTTTGGAAAACTTTTGGCCTTGCCCAAAACCTCTCTATTCCACTCTTACGACTGATAGCCTTGAACCTATCCCTGATTTCGTTATATACCAAGACCAAGCAAGAGAATTAGATGTTCTGTGTGACAGAATTGATGGCTTAATCAACGCATTGAAGGTTCGTGGCGTTTACGATGCCAGCGCAAGTGAATTACAACGCCTATTCTCTGAAGGCGAAAACAACACCATGATTCCAGTTCACAACTGGATGGCATTTGCTGAAAAACAAGGCATGAAAGGTGCTATTGACCTTGTAGACCTTGCCCCTTTTGCAAGCGCATTAATGTCTTGCTACTCCGCAATGGAGCAAGTTAAGGGTCAAATTTACGAATTAATGGGTATTGCTGATATTCAGCGTGGTCAAACTGACCCAAGTGAAACCCTTGGCGCTCAAATTATTAAGTCAAACAACGCTGCTGGTCGCTTAAAGACCCAGCAACACGCAGTCGTAGACTTTGCTACCTCATTGTTGTGTATTAAAGCGCAGATTATTTGCAATCACTTTACTGATGACACGATTGTTAAGATTTCTGGCGCTAAACAACTTAGCCCACAAGACCAACAATACATTCCACAGGCTTTAGAGTTATTAAGAGATGAAGCGGCTAAGAATTTCCGCATAGAAGTCACCTCTGACTCGATGATTTACCAAGATGAGCAGCAAGAAAAGCAAGACAGAATGGCATTTTTGCAAGCTGTAGGCGGATTTATGGCTCAAGCAGTACCAATGGTGCAAAACACCCCTGAATTAGCTCCTATGGCACTAGAAATGCTTAAGTTTGGCGTAACTGCATTTAAAGCTGGCAAGCAATTAGAAGGAATTATTGACGAAACCGCAGACAAACTGCGCATGATGAGTCAGAAGATGGAAGGACAACCTAAACCATTGCCGCCAGAGATTCAAAAAGCACAAATGGACAACCAATCTAAGATGCAACAAATTCAAATGCAAGGTCAGCTTGAGCAAATGAAGATGCAAAGTCAAATGCAGCTTGAAAAAGCCAAGCAAGAATACCAGGCGCAAGAAAACCAACTCAAATTCCAACTTGAAGAACAAAGAAATCAAATGGACAGAGAGATGGAGCTAAAAGTTGCCCAAATGAAGATGATGACTGAGAGAAATACTCAAGTATTGTTAGCTCATATTAACAATGGTGCAAAGATTGAAGTAGCTCGCATTGGCGCTGATGAGTCCACAGGCGAACAGGCTTATATGTCTGAAGAAGAACTAGCCAGGGCGCAAGAACACCCAATGCAACCTATTGCAAACGCTATTGGTCAAGGAAATTCCCAAATGGCACAAGCAATTACTGCTTTAGTAGACACAATCAACCAGCAGCATAACCGCCCTAAAACGGTATTGCGTGACGAAAACGGCAAGATTATTGGAGTTCACTAATGGCTATTACAGTCAAGCACACTAAGGTATCAACCATACCTGATGGGGATGACTCATCTTTAATTCGCCCAAGTGATTGGAATGACGACCACCAACTAACAGGAACAGTACCTGTTGCTAATGGTGGTACAGGTGCGGCAACACTTACAGGTTATGTAAAAGGTAGTGGCACGGCTAATATGACAGCCGCATCTACTATTCCAAGCACGGATATTACTGGCTTGGGTACTATGTCCACCCAAAACAGCAATAACATTTCTGTTACTGGCGGAACAATGTCAGGGGTAACCATTAGCGATTATGTTGCAACTGCAACAAAAGGCGTAGCCAATGGCGTTGCAAGTTTAGATGGTAGCGGTACAGTCCCAGTTAGCCAGCTTCCTGCCGCAGTTTTAGGAGCATTAAGTTATCAAGGAACTTGGAATGCAAGCACTAATAGTCCTACTCTTACTTCCTCTGTTGGTACTAAGGGTTATTACTATGTTGTCAATGTGGCTGGTAGCACTAACCTTAACGGCATTACAGATTGGCAAGTGGGAGATTGGGCGGTATTTAATGGGTCTGTTTGGCAAAAGGTGGACAACACCGATGCAGTAACTTCCGTAAACGGATTAACTGGCACAGTCGTATTGACTGCTTCTAGCGTTGGTGCAGTTAGTAGCGTAGCCGCAACTGTTCCTAGCTTTTTAAGCGTTTCAGGTAGTCCAATTACATCTTCAGGAACATTGGCTATTAGTTATTCAGGCACGGCTTTGCCTGTAGCAAACGGTGGTACTGGAGTTACAGCTTCAAGTGGTGCAAATAGTGTTGTTTTAAGAGATTCAAATGCAAATATAACTGTAAATTCTTCATTTAATGGATTTACTTCAGTTGCCGCATCAGGAACGCAAATTGTGTTAACTGCCGCATCTACTCCTGTTTATTTAATATCAGGCTCAGGTGGTCAAACTATTAAACTTCCTGATGCTACAACTTTGCCAAATGGCGTTATATTTTCATTTAATAACAATCAATCTAGCGGTGCAATTACCGTTAATAACAACTCTAATACTTTAATAGTTTCTGTACCATCAGGCGGCTATACCACCGTAGTATTGTTGTCTAATGCAACTGCGGCTGGTTCTTGGGATAGACACGACCAAACCCCTGCCAATGTAAGTTGGTCTACCAATACTTTAGATTATGCTGGTTCTATTACCAATGCTACTTGGAACGGTAATACTGTTGCTTACAATCGTGGTGGTACAGGTCAATCTTCAGCATTTACGGCTGGTGGAATAGTTTATGGTTCTACTACTTCAGCATTAGCAGTTACCCCTATTGGAACAACTGGTCAAGTATTAACTTCTGCTGGTGCAGGAACGCCAACTTGGACAACTCCAACCACAGGAACAGTCACAAGCGTAACAGGTACAAGTCCTGTAGTTTCAAGCGGTGGCAATACCCCTGCTATATCTATGCCAGCGGCTACAAGTAGCGTTAATGGTTACCTTACAAGTGCAGATTGGACAACCTTTAATAGCAAACAACCTGCTGGAACTTATGTAACATCAGTAGCGGCAACTAGCCCTGTAACCAGTTCAGGCGGTACAACGCCAACTATTGCTATGCCAGCCGCAACCACATCTGTAAGCGGTTATCTGACTTCTACGGATTGGAACACCTTTAACAACAAGGGTTCAGGCACGGTTACTTCTGTAACAGGTACTGCTCCTGTCGTATCGTCAGGTGGTACTACCCCAGCTATTTCTATGCCAGCGGCAACCACTTCTGTCAGCGGTTACCTTACAAGCACCGATTGGAATACATTTAACGGTAAATCCAATACTAACGGTACGGTCACCAGCGTAGCCGCTACCGCAGGAACAGGAATTAGCATTACTGGTAGCCCAATTACTACTAGCGGTACATTAAACATTACCAATACTGCTCCTGACCAAACCGTAGTTTTGACAGCAGGAACGGGAATATCTACTAGCGGTACATACCCTAACTTTACGATTACCAATACTGCACCATCAAGCGGTGGTACTGTAACTAGCGTAAGTGGGACAACGGGTCGCATTACATCTACTGGCGGTAATACACCTGTAATTGACTTGGCATCAGGTGTAGCGACTGCTGGCACAACTGGTTCTAGCACCCTTATTCCTGTAGTCACAATAGATACTTATGGGCGAGTGACCAGCATTACAACTGCGTCAAATCCACAAGGAACAGTCACAAGTGTAAGCGGTACAGGCACAGTTTCAGGTATATCTTTAAGCGGAACGGTTACATCTAGCGGTAGTTTAACGCTTGGCGGTACTTTAGATTTATCTAGCCCACCTGCTATTGGTGGCACAACCCCAGCAGCTATTACTGGAACTACCATTACCGCAACTAAATTTGTAGGCGTTTCTGGCGGAACATTCTAATGTTTTCAACGGCTTTCCAAGCTAATGCGTTTCAGAATGACGCATTTCAGATTGTCATTACACCCACCAATGTAAAGAATGGTGGTGATGATGCGCCTTGGACAAGAGAAGAATTAAGGCGTTATAAAGGTATTCAGAAGAAACTGCGCCAGGCAGAAGAAAAGCGCATTGCTGCACTCAAAGCTGATGCAGAAAATCGTAAGCAAACTATTGCTGATTTGGTAGACCCAAAACCTGTTGCAAAGAAACAACAAAGTAATATACAATCCAATCAAGAAGTTAGCGTTGATATACCGTCAAACCTAGCAAACATTGACCGATACATCGCTAATCTTGTAGCACAACAACAAGACCTGCAAAACGCTGTATTGATAAGAGCCGCTAAAGTTCGATTAGAACAAGAATTAGCAGTCTTAGAAGCCAAGCGCCAAGCAGAATTAGACGATGAAGAGGCCCTATTAGCACTAATCCTGTAAACCCACACGCAAAATACAAAGAAGCCTACGAACACCTACACGCAGGGCGTTTAGAAGCTGGTTTTAGATTATTTGAATACCGTTGGCATCCTGATGTCATGGCTAATCAATTACAAGGTTATGCAAAACCTTTAAAAATGCCTGTATGGCGTGGCGAAAGCCTATTAGGGAAAACCATTACTATTGTTGCAGAACAAGGTTTTGGCGATATTGTGCAATATGCTCGATTTTTACCCTTTTTAAAGGTCATGGGCGCTAAAAGTGTTGTTTTAATGCAACATGGTTCATTGCATAGATTATTAGGTCAAATGGATTGTATTGACACCTTTACCAATATGA